CTAGAAGTGAAGAGGGTTATGATTACCCTTTACATTATAAAGGTTCACAATGGTATTTTGCTAGAAATAACATCGGTAATAAAGCTAGTAATTATTTCCAACAAGAGAATCGTTGGTCAGTTGAATCAAGTTCTTATCCAGGTCCTAAAAGAACATGGGAAACATTTGACTTTATGAAAAGTTTAATGGGTGCCGCGTATTCATTGAAGTTGAGTAAAATAGATAGGTCTATACTGAGAACTATGATTGGACTTCGTAAGTATATTTGTAGTCAGTTTAAACCAAATGTGGCAAAGGCTATGTATGATTACTACAATGTAAAGAATGTGTTGGATTTTTCAATGGGTTGGGGTGATAGATTGGCTGGATTTTATGCCAGTATGAACACCGAATTATATGTTGGATTAGATCCAAGAAAAGAAAATCATCCCATCTATGAACGGCAAGCCAGATATTACGATAATCACTTAACATTTTTTGAAAAAGAAAAGAAGACTAAGTTTTATTGTGAGGCTGCTGAAGACTTTGACTTTAGTGAGTATGATGATACCTTTGATATTATATTCACATCACCACCGTATTTTAATATAGAAAGATATGGTAACGATGACAATCAAAGTTGGGTTAGGTATAAAGACATAGATAGTTGGAATTATCAGTTTCTACAGAAATCTCTTGATAGTATGATACCAACATTAAAATCTGGTGGTAAGTTGTGTGTCAATATATCTGATGTCAATGCGAAAATATCTAAGGGTGCTAGTTGGTTAAAAATATGTGATCCTATGAATGAATTTCTTGATGAGTACAGAGATATGGAATACAGAGGTTGTATTGGTATGGAAATGGCTAAAAGACCTAATAGTGGTGGTGCTGGAACTGCAAAAGACACTATACAGTTTAAAGATAAAACCATGAAATTTGTTGAGGAAAATAAAGATAAGAGATTTTGTGAACCAATTTGGATATGGGAGAAGAAATGACATATTTATTCTTAGGAGCAATATTATTAATATTAATTTTACAGATTAGAAATGGATGGAGGTAGTCATGAAAATACTACGGACAAAATGTTACCTTGGAGATAATTTATATTTTCTTACAGGAGAAATATAACGAACTTAAAATAAAAACATATTTATAAATATGAACGCTGCAGATAGAAAAGAATTCGAGTTAATACACAATAAAATAGACAACATCAAGTCAGATATTGATGAGATGAAACAAGAGATGACTAAAGCTCACGATAAAACAGAGGAGTCTCTTAAGTTTATGAAAGAAAACCTCTTTAATCCACATCAAGGACTTTGGGCTGAAACAAAACAAAATACTCAGTTCAGAGAAAACTCACAAAAATGGAGAGGTGTTATTGGAATAGGTTTTATAGGACTAATAATTGATAAAGTCTGGTCTATATTCACACAATAAAATAATAGAACAACTAAATGAATGGATGGATTGGTTAGAAACACCAAACGATGACTTTGGTGGCTTTCCAGTTTGTCCATTTTTAGCACCTGAACGAAAGCAAGATAAGTTACTTATTGATTTTTACGACTATAAAGAAAAATCCTTGTTCGACATGATTAAGGAATTTGACAAAGATGAAAAATACACTACTGCTTTATTTTTACATCTTCGCGGGGGAGAAAAACAAAAGACTAAAGATTTTCAAGAGTGGGTAACTTATGAAATGGATTATTTAGGTCTTGGTCATTTAAGAGCCGTTTGTTTTAGTCCTTGGGAAAAAGTCAAAAGAAATGATGTTAAAACAAGAGTTGGAGCTCCTTGTTTTATAACATCAATCACAACACATAAATCACTAAACGATGCCTGGAGAAAAATTAAAGATAGCAAATATTGGAAAAAAAATCAAGAAAGTGCTTGACTTATATTTATATTTAGAGTTAATTTAGGTATATGTCAAACAAAGAAAAATACAAAAAAGAAATAATAGGTCTAAGGAAGTTATTAAACGACTTTGAATATACAAGAACTTTATCTCACGGTTATCACGGTTTTCTTGCTAAGATGCACAAACAACTCATTAGTAATAAAAATTTAACCCAAAAAATGTTAGAATCTGTGAATACTGGCTTGAAATTTTACGATAACTATAATAGGGCTGATATTAAAGTCCAAAGAGAAAAAATGTTGGCAAAAATAACTAAACTAAAACAGATGTTACATCATTGTGGATATAGTGATTATTATATTGAATTAAAAATGGAATTTTTAGATAGTTTGACGAAAAGAGCCCATTCACGAGGCACTTTAACACCTAAACAGGCAAAATATGCCAACAATTTATATAAACAATTTAGTAAAAGAATTTTACCATAAATGCAAATAATGCTTGACTTATATAGTGTTTTATTATTAGCTTTAGTTGTAATTAAAAAAGGAGTTGTTTGAGTGAGTAAATATTCGGATTTTTGGTTTGATAGTCGTAGGACAAGTTTGGTTGATGACTTGTTATCCGATGACAAGCCAGTAAAAAAAGGTAAAGACCATGTTGCTCTTGCCGGTCACAAAAGGGCAATCGGTAATTTTGTTCGTATCGTAAGTGGTCAAAATATTCCTGTTAAGTTTCCTACTCGTGGAGATAGTTATACTGATGGTAAATCTGTTACTATCGGTGCTAATGTCAATGAGAAGAATTTTGACTATGTAGTTGGTCTGGCTCTTCACGAGGGTAGTCACATAGCCTACTCTGATTTTAATGCTTTTGGTGATGCCCGTAATTATAGTAAAATTAGGGAGTATGAATTAGACTCCTCAAAAAGAGAATTCTTTCGTGGAATGATTAATTACATTGAAGATAGAAGAGTAGACAACATTGTTTTCAGAAATTCACCTGGTTACAAGGGTTACTACCATAGTCTTTATAACAAGTATTTCAATGGTAAGAAAGTTGCTTTAGGTCTTGCTTCAGATATGTATCGTGACTTGGACTTAGATTCTTATATGTTTCGTATCATCAACTTCACTAATGAAGAAACTGATTTTGGTGCTCTACCAAGATTACTTGACATTTATCGTTTAATTGATATGAAAAATATTTCAAGATTAAAATCTACAGATGATGCGATTGAGTTGGCAAAGTCTGTGTGTGAGGTTGTTTTCGGTATTATTGATAGTGCTCCTGGTAATGGTGAGGGTAATGATGAGAACTCCGAAAATACAGAAGATGGCGAAAATCAGAGTGATGGTGACTCAAGTCCTGGTGCTGGTTCGGATAACGATGACTCTGCTGGAGATGACACTTCTTCAAGTGATGACCAAAATAATGGAAAGAAATTATCGGATAGACAACAAAATCAAATTCAAAAAATGTTTGATGACCAACAGAAGTTTTTGGATGGTCAGACTAGAAAAACCAAACTAACTAAAGCAGACCAGTCAGTTGTCAATGCCTTGTCTAACTCAAATACTGAGGTGGTTGAAGTAGGTGATAGTAGAATTGGTAAAGTAGGAACTGTTGTTATTCCATCACTAACCAAAGAACTTATTGAGAGTGGTGCTTTTCCTTTCTTTCGTTCTCTTGATGACCATTATTACGATGGCACTTCATATTGGAGTGATGGAAAGAAAATGGTTGATGCGATTAACGAAGGTTTCAGACTTGGTGCGATTCTAGGTAGAAAACTTAAGATTCGTGGTGAAGAGAAAGATTTGATTTTTACTAGACAAAATACTGGTAAAATCAATAAGAGATTAATCTCTGAGTTGGGTTTTGGTAATGAAAATGTCTTTTCACAAATTCAAAAAGAAAGATATAACAAAGCTAACTTACACTTGTCGATTGATGGTTCTGGCTCTATGAGTGGTAGAAAGTTTGAAAAAGCCATTACCTCTGCTGTTGCGATGTCTAAGGCTGCTGATATGGCTGGTAATATTAGTGTTACTGTTGATGTTAGATATACTAACAATAATAAGCCAGTTGTAGTGATAGTTTACAATAGTAAAAAAGATAAGTTATCAAAAATCAAAACTCTGTGGAAAACACTTAGAGTTACTGGTGTCACGCCTGAGTCACTATGTTATGAAGCTATTATGAAGAAGTGGTTAGGTGGTGTTAATGGTGAGGATAATTACTTTATCAACTATTCAGATGGCGCTCCTTATTTTTGTGTCAATGGAAAAAAAGGTAAGGAAGATGTTTGGTACTCTGGTGATAGAGCCAATGAACACGCCAGAAGAATGGTTAAAATGATGAAAAACAATGGCATTAAAATTATGAGTTACTTTATTAGTGATAGTAGTGGTTATGGTAGTGAAAAAGATAATTTTTCTCAGATGTATGGTAAAGATGCCTCTTTCATCGACCCGACTAATATGATGAATGTCGCCAGAACTATGAATAACAAGTTTCTTCAGAAGTAAAAATGAGTAACAAAAAAGAATGGATGTATAAAAAACTTAATAGGTTAGTTAAGTTATGTAAGGCTACAGAACCAGAAAAGCCTAACAATAATACTCATTTATTTATGCCAACAACCATAGATGCTTATGATATGCTTGTTGATGTGGAAGATTATTATAATGATATGTCTCCAGTTCAAATAAGAGAAATAATGATAAAGGCTAATAAGATATGGAAGTTCAGAAAAAAAGTATACAACGGAGAAATTGATTGGAATTGGCAATCTCAATTAGATGGTGAATTAGAAGCTATGATACTGCAAGGCTCTGTGATAAATGCTATTAAACATTATAGGAAAGAGATAGAAAAGGAAACTGGAAATATACCATCATTGAGAGAAGGAAAAGATTATGTGGATAAAATAAGGACAACTATGGGAAAGTAAAATGAGAGTTTTGGAGAAAAAATTTTTAATGTGGTGTATATATAAATTTATCAATATTTATTATTAAGGAGTTACTATGACATTACCCGAATTAATTGACAATCTAATTGAATTATCTTGTAACGAGATGCCCGATGAAGCTCGTGATTCACTTGATGATGCGATTGACCATATTGTTAGTAGTTTGAATGATGTCCAATTAAAAGAAATCCTCAAAAAAGGTATGAGTGAGATAGAGAAGGAAGACTACGAAAAACTATTAATGAAATCTATTTTAAATAATAATCTAGCTTTTGCGTAAAAACCGTTCCATACACATAAAGCCTAACGATTGGCTTAAAATGATGTTTTGTGTAAAACATCTTATGAAGTTACATCCCGAACTTAATGAAATGATTATGCCATTTTATAGCAAAATGTATGATATTCATCCTTTTGATGAATCACATTTTGACGACACGCCGGAATTAGATGTGGATCCTATATTAAACTTAGGTGTCAAACCGGACAAAGATAGCGAGCCAATCGATATGTCTCTTGACGAGATGATATGGAATTTAGGGTTAAATTTACCAAGTTGGAATAGCGATGGAGAAAATAATGAAAAAGAATCACCAAGTTCAACTTAACGATAAACAAGTTCATTTTTTAATGAAGTGTATTGATATAACACAAGAGTTACATTCAATAAAGCCCGAGAAAAGTGAAATTGAGTTGATTCGCCGATTGACACATATTCAACAAAAAATTGAAGATGAAAAATTGGATTATGAAGATGATATAATGACATTTGATTTGGGGTATTAAAATTTAACAGCAAAATAAGAGGTTATAAACAATGAGCGAGGTAAGAATATTGACTAAAAGAAATCCGTGTAGGTATATGATTGAGTCCTATGACAACATGGGACATTTTTGTATGAAAGAAAGACGAGGTTATGCTCAAGAGCGTAAAAAAGTTGATGGTGTAGATATGATGTTTATTATGGATGGTGGTGATTCCGGTATGGGAAGATGGGTTCCAGCAAGTAAAGTTGAAATTACAAAGGGTAAATGGACGAATAAAACAAATAAAGTCATTTCAAAGAAGTCTTTTTGGAGAAGAGCAAAATGAGTGTAAATCTTCTTGGTTATTATCTTTGGAAAAGGATAAATCAAGACCAAGAGCGTTATCGACATTCTCGTCCACAAAATGTACGAGGTTTGTTTATAAATAAAAGCGACTTGGATGGATATGTTCAAGATTATTTCAATTATGGTGTTGATTGGGATGATGTAAGTAAAGAAGAGCAAATCCAGCGTTATTGGGATGAAAGGGATGATGATGTCAATTGATAAATTAAATCGACTACGACCAAAGATGAATGTAGAGAAGTCCCTTAGAGAAATCTTACAAATACTTAAACAACCTCATAAGGTCTATGGTCATGGTGTTGTATCCGATAGAGACATGGAAAAGCTAATTGGACGAGTAGAGAATATAGAAAATCAACTTCTTGACATAAAAGACCATCTTGGTTTATTAAGTAATACCGATAAATTAAATATGCTTAAACCCGATGCGACTATAAAAAAAGACGAATTTACAGGTAAGTATATGGAGTCAAATTGGATAGTTTATATGTTGGAGTGTAATGATAAAAGTATTTATACAGGTATTTGTAAGGGAGATTTAGATAAAAGAATGAAGGAGCATCGAGATGGAAAAGGTAGTAAGTATGTAAGAAGCCGTTTACCTTTTCAATTGATGTGGAGTAAAGGTGGTTTTACAGCAAGTGAGTCACTTAAAGAAGAATATCGTATTAAACAATTATCACCCGAAGATAAAAGGAAAATATGGAATGAAGAAATTTAATCGAAAACATTTTGAGTTTTTAATCAATCGATATAGCGAAGGTAAGAGCAAAATACAAGGTGACCATCCCGAAGATGTTCGTATAGCTATTGATACATTTTTTAAAGCGGGTAAAATGATTGTTGACCATCCCGAAATAGAAATGATACCAGCCGAATATATAAGTTCTCTAATAAGCACCTTAAGT